TATTTGTGGTGTTGCATCAATGCAAAGTTTGTCGTATAATAATTTCTTAACGTATCATGACGAAATATTACCCGAAAAAATTTTCGAGACCCTCCACCTCAATCGTATGGTGGAAACCACACTTACCACAGTCCATTTCAATTGTCTTATTCAGCTTAGGTAGATTGTCAAAAAAGTCTTCAATCTTACTAAATTGCTCAGTGTTCAATGATTCCACAAACTCAACCAATTCTTCTTTTGCAACTTCATTCGCATAGTAGAACTGTTCACCATCAAAGATATGAATGATGCTACTGATAATCATTTCAAACGCCATATCAGTTGCAGTTTCAATATTCTGTGATGCATCCAACACAGAGAATCTTGGGTAACTCAACTTAATACTAATCTTATCTGTCAGTTGAATCTCATCTTTAATATCACTTTGTGAGACCTTGATGTCCAACAGGTTGAAACTGTTTTCCATTAAGTGTCCACATGGTTTATCATCAACAATGTTCTCACAACGATATTTGTTTTCAACAACTTCACCAACAGAACGTGCTCTTAGTTGGATAAAGTAGTATTCAATGTCAATGATAGGCAAAGACTCAATGTCCACATTTTCTGTTAGTGTACAGTTATGCAACACTTGTTTGATGTTCTTTTGAACAGTTTCTTTGTCATCCGATTCCATTGCCATCATAAGATTACGTTGTTCTTTGACCAAGAATGGTCTAAAACGAATTTTCTTCTTTGATAGTGGTAAAGTCAAATCATAGATTGGTGTATCAATTTTTGGTAAAGCCATAATATCTCCTCAAATCATTAAAATAATTTTGTTACTGCATTAATTCCAGCGTTTGTTAAACCGGTCAAACCACCATTGTTATTAAGCACATCAGAAATACCAGCCTGTAGTAGACTGGAACCAAGTGCCTGTATTGAATTGTTTTGCCAGTATCTGTAAGCAAAAACAACAGTCAACTTGTGGTGACCATCATTAGACCAGTCTAGGTCTAATTGGTTTACAGAAATTGGAAAAGCATCAATAAGGTTGACAGAATAGGTCAACTTATTATCAATACCGTATTGGTTTACTTGTATTGTTGAAATGTAATCGTTTCTGTAGTTGAAATCAAACGTTGCAGTTGGGTTAATATACTCCATCCATGCATCAAAGAAAATCTTCTCAGACATATCATCAGAAACAATAAAAGTCATATCAGATTCATTATAGTTGGACTGATATGCATGTTTTTCAATAGGGTTTGCGCCAAACTTTTGTTCTGCGGTAGCAAATGTTCTGCTAGGCAACTGAGCAGTTTCACATCTAAAAGTTAAATTACGGCTAGTTGCAACATATGGCAACAAAGGTATCGGTGCATTAATTGTAACATCAAACCTATTTGGTCGTGCAATGTCACCTTTAAATGAACTTAAAAACGATGAAATATTTGAATTCATTTTTAATCTTCTTGGTTAAAATGTGCTATGTGGTCTTTCCACTCCTGAACCGAATCTCTCCAAACTTCTTGCGGTTTAGCACCTCTAAATTGTTGTATAGGTAACATGGTTGCTACATCCCATTCGTTTGGTTGGATCATCAACAATCTGGAACGAATATGTCCATGTAAGTATCGTTTCAAGCAAGGTTTAAACTCAGCATATCTCTTAGTGGCATTCAATATATCATAAGAAATTCTCATTCTTTTGATATCATCATCTGGTGTCAACTGTGCAAACCTCATCAATTTGGTCATAAAAGCAACACGCCATTTGACTGGAAGATAGTGTATATTCAGTCCCAGAAAACCATCATTGTATCTTTCCAACACCAAAACCATTGGAAACCTGTCCCAATAAGGCAAATCTGCCTTGGTTTTAGGGTCATAATAGAAACAATACATCATTCCCAGTCTAAACTGGTTCATCTGCCTAAACTTTTCACGGTTTATAGTAGAAGGAATCTGAGAGATTTGACCCTTTTTCAGTTCAGCAATTTTTGTTTGCAACCATACGGTCGCATCTTGGGACATAGTTTTATGACCAAGAGTCTTCTTTTGTTCTGCGAGTGTGGTTAGTTTAGATGTTGCCATCTTCTATTTAGTTACATACCTAGATGGTCTTCAGTGAAGATTTTGAACTCCCAACCACGATCAAGACAGAACTCGGTTGCTGCTTTCCATTTGGCTTGGTTGACACCGTAAGTTGCCACTTCCTGAATGTACTGTTTGGTAATCCGTTTCTTTTTTACTGGTTCAATCGTTTGTTTCTTAGGTTTAACCTCAATCATCATGGTTCTTAACTTGCCATCTTTGGTTCTAACCTTGACTAAGAAGTCTGGAAAGTACCTGTGGTATCGTCCATCGACAGGAGATATATAAGGAACTATAAGTTCTTCTGACGCCCACGAGATAATATCCGGGTTTTTGTCTAACCATGTCATCACTTTCGCCTCCCATGTAGAGCGATAAATGATATTTTTATAGTCACCCACATACTTTTGTGGATTCTTAGGTACGAATCTTCCAGAATAAGCCATAAATAGTATATATTCCTCTTATTAAGACAAACATGGCAATAATTTCAATTCCAACAGCAGTAGGTGGTGTAGCATTACCTGGTGCACTAGGCCAAGTGGCAAGTGGTCCATTGGCCGCTTTGTTTGGTGGTGATAGTTTGACCACAATGAATTATCCACCAGAACTTTCTACTGATGCAACTAAAACACACTATGTCCAATTCTCCATTAGGGAAGTTGCACCAGCCTCTTACGAAACATCACCAAGTGGTGCTAATCTAAAAACAAATGCAACCACATTTCTAGGTAAAGAAATTCAATCTTCAGCAAGTTCAATCTCTTCAGCAGGCAACGCAATCAGTAATTTGTTACCTAATTCGGCAGGAACTTACGTTCAAAAAGCAACAAATGCATTGGCCGCCGGAGCAAATGCGTTTGGCACAGCATTACAAGAGGGTATAGCAATTACACCACCAGTTAAGAAATTGAAATCAATCATCTCATTATACATGCCAGATACATTGGCCGCCACATATAGTGCAGAATATTCGGAAGTAAGTCTAAGAGATGCTTTAGGTGAAACAGTTAGTAATTTAAGAACGATTGACCAACTTGCTTCAAAAGGTATTGATGCTGCATCCGCTTCAGGTTCTGCAAGTTTAAGTGTTAAGGCAGGCAAAGCATACAGTGCAGTTTCTTCTGATCCTAATGCAATCGGTTTGGCAGTACAGGCAGGAAGTGCAATTGCAGGTGCAAAAGCAGGAACTGGTGCGGATCTTACTGGTATATTACTACAAGGTCAAGGCCTAGCAATTAACCCACAAGTCCAGATGGTTTACAAAGGTCTCCCAATGAGATCGTTTCAATTGTCTTTCACGTTTACACCAAAATCACAACAAGAAGCAAAGACTATTGATAACATCATCTATACGTTTAAGTATCATGCTGCACCGACACTAACAAGTGGCGCATCAGTATCAAGTCAAAGCATGTATTTGATTCCACCATCACTATTCCAGGTGCAATTTAAGGTTAAAGGTGCAGAGAACCAATACTTACCAAAGTATGCTGATTGTGTATTAGAAGGTATCGATGTGAACTATGCACCTAATGGTTTTGCTGCACACACTGATGGTGCACCAGTTCAAACAACATTAACCCTACAGTTCAAAGAGCTTGAAATTGTTGATAGAGGTCGCTTACAGAAGGGTTTCCAAAATATCAATGATCCACAGGGACTTAGATAATGAAATACTTCCAGAGTTTTCCATTTGTTTCTACGACAGATTATAATGGTAATCAGATTGCTCTAACAAATCTGATGCTAAGGTCCGAGATTGTTCCTACATTGTTGAACAATCCGTTGTTGTTCTATAACTATGACATTCAAGACGGTGATACACCAGAGTCTATTGCAAACAAGTACTATGGTGATCCGTATCGTTATTGGATTGTATTGTACTCAAATCAAATCATTGACCCACAATGGCAATGGCCAATGGGACCAAATCTATTTGATGACTATCTCTTAGACAAGTACAAAGAAGTAACAGCAAACACATTAAACATTGCTGTTACTGATGTAACGACATCAGATGTATTGGCTTACACTCAAAACAACATACAGAATTACGTTCTGACAATGACAACATATGAGAGTGCAACATCAAATACAACAATAACAAATTACAATATTGATGCTGTTGCATATGCAAATGTTAATGCACTCATCAGTGAGAATCCAGGTAATCCAGTTTATTTCCCTAATGGAAATTATGTGACCAAAAAATACTCAGCTTCAACACAATCAATCTTTAATTATGAAATACAGATGAATGAAGCAAATAGAAACATCAATTTGGTCAACTCAATTTATGTTCCACAATTTGAACAACAATTCAAATCATTGATGAGTAAATAATGGCAGATACACCAGGATTAAAAAAGACCGGTATTATTTACCCAAATGACTATACGTTAATCAACTTAACGTTGTTGACTGCGGTTAGCACATTTGATGTAAAGAATATTTTAGTTGAATTATCTTATAATGAAGATATCTTTAATAACACCGCATCTGGTTATCTGATGTTGGTTGATGCTACTGGTTACATTGAAAAGTTGCACATGAATGGTAATGAATTCATTCGTATGACTTTTGGTAAGGCAGACGATGCAACCAATATTGTTGACAAGATTTTCCGTGTGTTCAAGGTAGCAAAAAGAATACCTGAGAATGATGGTAACACAGAAACGTATTCTTTATACTTCTGTTCAGAAGAACTGTTGTTGTCAGAACAATACAAAGTTAGTAAGTCATATAGAAGTCAAGACATTGCTTCAAACGTCATCGACATACTGAAAAACTATCTACAAGTACCAGAAAATAAAATTTCAGTAGTTGAACAAACTTATGGCGTATATGACTTTTTAGTACCAAACCTAAAACCATTTGACGCAATCAATTGGATGTCAACATATGCAAGGCCTGCAAATAATCCAGGTGCAGATATGTTGTTGTACGAAGACAAACTTGGTTACAACTATCGTTCATTACAAACTTTGTTTACACAAGAAGTGTATAATGCATATAGTTTTAATCCAAAGAACGTAAGTCAAAAGACACAAACAAACACACAACAGATTTATAACGTGTTGACATATGAAATCATGGACTCATATGACTCACTTGGTGCAATCAATTCTGGTGTGTATGCAAACCAATTGTTGTCTGTTGACCCGTTACTGAGAAGATATAGAGTAACTAACTTTGATTACGGTGCATATTCAAACAAAGCAACCAAGTTGAATAAGTTTCCAATCACCAACAACTTCACTAACAGAAAAGGTGATGGACTGAACCAGACACCACAGGCGGTGTACAAGTTGGTGTTCTCAAATTACAATCAAAACGATTCAAGTTACATCAAGAGTCATCCAGGTTCAGTGGCACATGACATCTTTGCCGAAACTTATATTCCCTTTAGAACATCACAGTTACCTCTACTCAACTATACAAGAGTCAAGATAACTGTTCCTGGTGACCCAGGATTGACTGTAGGACGAGTAATCACATTCAACTTACTATCTAAAGACCCAAATAAAAAAGAACCGGACGATTTCTACTCTGGCAACTATCTGATTACGGCAGTGAGACATATGTTGACTGTGCACCAATATAGAACTGTATTGGAACTTGCTAAAGAAAGTAATGCAACTCAATATTCTGCCGTTAATACTGGTTCTTCAGTCTGGAATAATACTGTTAAAGGAATTACATAATGAAAATGGTAAACAATTTTGCAGGCCTTAATGGTTTTGTATGGTGGGTCGGTGTTGTTGAAAACAGAATGGACCCACTACAAGTTGGTCGTTGCCAAGTCAGAATCTTTGGTTGGCATACAGACAACAAGCAATTAATACCGACTGACGATTTGCCATGGTGTATGCCATTGTATCCATTGAATCGTTCTAAAGACTTTTCAACACCAAGAGAAGGTGATTACATCATTGGTTTCTTCTTTGATGGTGAATCTGGTCAGTTCCCCGTGATGATGGGTGTATTGCCAGGTATTCAAGGTCCAGTTGCATCTGGAGATTCTGGTTTCCAAGACCCAAGAACTGCGGCAGAGATTGCTGCAGCGCCTCAAGTTCCTGCCGGTCAAACACAATATGCACCAGGACAACCAACTGTTGCACCATTGGCCAGAGGTGAGATTGCAAACTCAGCAATATCTGCAACCAATTCTACTAGAAGTGCAGTTACAGACATCACCACACCAATCAAAGCATCTTTGGCCGCTGCAAAGTTACAAGCACTGGCGTTCGTACAAGAAATTAGATTGGCAAAAGATGCAATCATTGCTTCGTTCTCTGTACCAGGTTCGGGCTTAGGCGATGATCTCAAGAATGATATAGCACAAGCACAAGCAAAATTTAAAGCGTATTCACAAGAAGCGAAAGCAGTTACTGATGCCACAAAGCAGATTACTGCGGCGGTCAATGAAATAAATCAAGCAGTTTCATACATTAACAGTTTGCCTGCAGCTGTGTTGCAACAAATAAATAGTGAGATTAACCTACCAGGACAAACTGGTGGACTAGGCAACAGTATTTTGGCGAATGCTCAGAACGAAATAAACAAACTAGAGAATTCAATTAAGGTTTAATTATGTCAACAGTATTACCACCGTTAGTTGCTTGGGTTGAACCACGCTCAGATTACAAAGCAGAATACCCTTATAACAATTTAACACAGACCGAATCAGGTCATTTGTTTGAGATGGATGATACTCCTGGTGCCGAGAGAGTTAGATTGCAACACAGGTCAGGAACATTCACTGAAACACAGGCTGACGGAACACAAATTAATAAGATTGTTGGTGCAAATTATGAAATTATTGCACAAGATAACAATGTTTTGATTAAAGGAACATGCAACATAACGATTGTTGGTGATTCTATCATGCACGTTCAAGGCGATGCAACACTTCAGGTCGATGGAAATGTGTATGAAAGTGTTAATGGTGATGTAAACCAACAAGTGGCTGGCGATTTAACATCAACAATCACAGGAAATGCACTGATTTCGTCTAAGAATCAGGTGCAAGTGCAGGCTGATGTATTGATTAACGGCGACCTAAGTGTCACTGGAGACATTACATCTAGTGGAAGTGTCTCTGCAACAACCAACATCACAGCAGGTGTCCAGGTGTATGCTCCGTTAGTTATGGATGGTCCTCTAGGTCAAATCACAGACAGTCTCATGTATCTAAGAACATTGTATAACACCCACACCCACCCATTTATTGCTAAGGCTGGTGCGGATCCGTTGACAACACTACCAACAACATCACAAGATGTTCCATAAACACAATAAATAGAAGATGGCAACATTACCTAAGATTTACGCAGATTTAGATTTAACGTTCAACCGAACTCCAGGTACGGGGGACGTTGCTTTGCGTTATAATGACCAAGCGGTAATTGCATCAGTTAGAAATTTACTACTGACAAATTTCTACGAACGACCATTTCAACCTGACTTGGGATCAAACATAGATGCAATTCTGTTCGAACCTGCAACAGAATTGTCCGCAAACATGTTGGATACCGAAATCAGAAACGTAATTGGAAACTATGAGCCTAGAGCTCAGATTGATAAATTGGTTGTTCAATTGAATCCTGACCAGGAAACTTTTACCGTATTTTTGCAATTTTTTGTTGGAAACAATACAGCACCCACAGCAGTTAACCTAATTCTTCAGAGGTCCAGATAATG